GTGAATAAAAATACGTGCGCGCCGCCAGATTTACTACGGCAAACTATTAATGGGAGTTTAAGATTCCGAATACTTTTAATGAGGCCAACGTGATCAAGGTTATATTCGTCAATATCAATGCACCCCCACCTACAATCATTATTTTCTGTGATAGGGATAATCCCAAGGGCTGGACCTTTTCCGGTAAGATGGTTTTCCCAGAGTTCTTCGGTGACGGTACCACGTACAATAAAAGCTTTTCCTTGTTGCTTTCCGTTTTCGCCACGTTCACCAGGTTGATATTGTCCATATGCTATAGTTAATCCGCTAAATATATTTTTGAATTTATCTTTTTTCATTATCATTTCTTTTTTCTTTGTAAAGGGGGAAGTTGCCTTCCCCCTCATTTTTATTAGTACGGAGTTGAATCCTGTACTTTCTCTTCCACATCAGCTTTTGTTTGAACGTTCCCTTTAGATACATTTCCAGAAAAATCTTTTGCACTTAAGTACAAAGACTTATCTTCTTGTCCTAAAATTCTGTCCTGTGTCACAACCCAACCATACCAAGAACCTTTATCGTTCTTTTGTAAGGTAGAAGCTAGATTATAGACAACACCGTGCATAGGAGGGATAGCAAATCCACCCTTGCCGTCAGCAATTTGTATGGTTTTCATCATAGAATTCCATTTTTTACTGACATTTAATTGAGTTGATTTCATAGTAATCAAAGCAGGAGTATAACCCCCTGTTTTTGTCTCAATCATTACGTAGTAAGAAGCTGTCTCTTCAAGATAATTACCGTTAGGCAATCTAATCTTTGAGCCATCTCTCTTACCTGTTGTGATTACCGGACTGTTCGGTAGGTGAACTGCAACCGGAGCACCTGGTCCGTCCCCTCTATCCGACCATTCTGGATAATCTTTTTTGTAGTAGCAAGGAATTATCTTGATACCTTTTTTACCATCGTATAACTCGCTGGTAACAGTATTATAGATCATACCAGGTTTGGCACCCTCTATATACTTTGCATCACCTTCAGTTACCTGCGGTGATAGTTGTCCCAAGATTCTGACAAATGGTAACGCCATATCTTCTTGCGTCATATTCTCAAAACCTTTGGATACGTCATCACCAAACAACGCTAGTGATGTGTCTTGTTTAGCTTTTATTTCATTAGCCATTATACATTCTCCAATAGTTATTTCCGGGTGATTTTAGTTTTGTCTTTAATCCAAGTACTAAAGACATCGGAAGGCATATCGAGCCCGGACTCGATACGCTCCCTAAATAGGGCAGTCAATGTCATCCAAGCCACATCAGATTTCTGTTGTGGTTGAAAACCATTCTCTGCCGCAAGGTTGAGCAATTGCTCCGCCTTGTCATCTTCTCCCTTTCCAAAAGTAACGAAGACATTGTTTTTAATAATGTCCCCCAAACCTTGGTCACGAAGCCATTTATAGCATTGCGATCTCTTATCTTCATCTTTAGGAAGAGTGCATCTATATTCTTTTTTCACAGCGACTTTGGAACCATCAGCTAACTTTAATTCTGATAGTCCTTGTTCCTGTAATAATTCTGGTATGACACGAGAACTGATATCATCAGCCTCTGCTTTTTTAGATTTGAGTTGCTCTTCTAATGCTGCAATCTCATCTTCTTTTTGTTTTAACTTTACACATTCTTGTGCAACTGTTGACGCTTCAACATTGTCTAAAAGATCTTTTGAATCTTCTAACATCATATTTCTTACTTCACTCATATTATCCTTTCTGATACATATCTACTTCTAGAGGATAGTATCTATATTCTCTTTTGTCCCATTTCAACATATTAAATTGTCCTGCTGTCACTTCACTTACTGCTGCAGTTGATATACCTATAATTACAGGATCTCCTACTGCTAGTAAATAATCGTGCTTTCGAAAATCTTGTAAATTCTTTTTCATCTTCTGTACATAAGGTGCAGTAGATAATATTGCCTGGTCTCTGTTAGGCAAACATATTACAAGATAACCAAAATCAGACGCACTTAATATATTTATATTAGGCGCTGGTTGTTGAATCACATAAACAAATTTCTCTTCAGGGTTGTTTTTATAAAATTCTAAAAACTCCTGTAAGGAATTAGGTTTGTACAATTCAAATATTTTATTTTTCATTTCTTATTTCTTGACAACCTTTACCATAGGCTTTATATACTTGTCAACTAGAAAGAAGAAAATAATTATGAAATATAAATTTAAAACTAAACCCTATGCACATCAAATAACTGCATTGGAAAAATCGTGGAATAAAAAAGAGTACGCATATTTTATGGAAATGGGTACAGGTAAATCAAAAGTATTAGTCGACAATATGGCTATGCTGTATGACAAAGGTAAAATAAATGGGGCGTTAATTATAGCACCAAAAGGTGTTTACAGAAACTGGTATTCACAAGAAATACCAAATCATTTAGCTAGTCACATAGATCATAAAACGGTATTATGGACTGCGGCTACATCTAAAACAAAGGATAAAGAGTATCAACAATTATTTAAAGTAGACTATGACCTTCACATCCTTGTAATGAATGTAGAAGCATTTTCGACAAAAAAGGGCCTTGAGTTTGCCGCAAAGTTTATTAATTGCCACAAGACTCTTATGGCTGTCGATGAGTCAACTACCATAAAAACACCTAGTGCAAAAAGAACTAAATCTATTTGCAATCTAGGTAAGCACGCTAAATACAGAAGAATTCTTACAGGTTCCCCTGTGACAAAAAGTCCCTTGGATTTATACACGCAATGTGGTTTTCTTGATGAAGAACTATTAGGATTCGGTTCCTTTTATTCTTACAGAAATAGATATGCAATTATGGTAGATAGAAATTTTGGTGGACGTAGAGTACAAATACCTACAGGATATCAACGTCTTGATGAGTTATCAGAGATATTAAAGAAGTTTTCTTATCGTTGTTTGAAAGAAGACTGTCTAGATTTACCTCCTAAAACTTATGTTGAAAGACAAGTAGAATTAACAGAAGAACAAACTAAAGCTTACGCGACTATGAAATCCGCGGCCCTTGCTTCTCTAAAAGGTAAGATGGCCACAGCGCCTCACGTATTAACACAAATGATGCGACTACATCAGATCACTTGTGGTCATTTAAAGAATGATGATGGTAGTATTACTGAAGTAAAGAGTAATAGAATCAAAGCATTACTAGAAGTCCTTGATGAAGTAGAAGGTAAAGTTATTATCTGGGCCAACTATGTATATGATATTAAACAAATCGTTAACGCGATTAATGATGAGTATGGTGATGATTCTATTGTTCAATACTATGGTGCAATTGATTCTGAAAAAAGACAAGATAATATTAAGAAGTTTCAAGATCCAAATTCTAAAGCGCGATTCTTTATTGGTAATCCCCAGACCGGTGGTTATGGTATTACTTTAACCGCTGCGAGTAATGTTATTTATTATTCCAATGGTTATGATCTAGAAAAAAGATTACAATCAGAAGATAGAGCACATAGAATAGGTCAGAAAAAATCAGTAACATACGTTGATCTTATAGCACCAAAAACTGTAGATGAAAAGATCCGTAAGGCACTGCGTAAGAAAATAAATATAGCAACACAAGTAATGGGAGAGGAGTTAAGAGACTGGATATAATGAGATTTAATCAAAACGACGACTACGATAGAAAGAAACAAATAGAATATTTAAACAATAAACCGGAGTACCAGGATGATAAACTTCGCTTGGTTCCCGAGGAAATGAAATCTTTTGATTTTTGGAATTGGAGTAAGATAGTAGAATTTAAAAAAAGAAATTGTAATCACAATACATTTCCAAATTTTATTCTACAAGAAGACAAGATGAAAAAAAATATAGAGATAGCTCAAAAACATAACATAATATTTCTTTATCAAAATAAATTTTATAATGATAAAATATGGGAATGGAACATATCTGAAATGGTAAAAGATAATAAACTTCCAGAACCTATTGTTAAGAATATGAATAAATATACTTTTGTAGACAATCCAGAAAAAGTTCCTAAAAAAGTTTATATGTTAACTTTAGATATGGGCCACGAGATTTAATGGAACTAATCATTTTAAATGATGGTTTGTATCAATTGATACCTGTTACAAAAAAGATAATGGAAGGTATTGCTATAACTGCTGAAGTAGATTGTTTTGCTTTGTGTGATATTTTAAGACTTAAACTTACAGGTTATGTAGATAGTTTAAACTTACATATAATGAATGATGGTAGTGGTAGTTTTATTGGCTGTATGTGTCGTTAACCTACAACTTTGCCGTCTTTCCATTCCATATCTGGAAGACCTTCAGTATATTTTTTTCCGTCAAAAGTAAGAACTTGTTTTCTATTTGAATTTGATTCGTGATAACTTATGTGGACCCATCCGCCTGCAGGATCTTCAGGATCAAAGTACTCCATAATCAGCTGATCAAAGTCAACGTTATTTTGTAGCCAGTAAGCTGTCTTAATGTTGGGTACGCCAAATATTTCTAGGTCGACCGCCTGGCCCTTCGCGTGCTGCGATGTCTTTTTGCTACCGATCGCTTCACACAGCGCCTCGCTCCGGTATCCGCTGGTGATGGTCACAGGTTTGTCTGCCCACGCACGTAGCGGCTCAAGCACCTCATAACACAGATCACCTAAACTTTTAATCTCTCCTGATCCTGGTGTGTTATCTATGCCCTTACGCTGCGCGGTCATCGAATTGGTCATCTCTCTTAAAGTAAAGTGTTTACTCAACTGCATAATTTTTCTCCTAGTTAATGATTTTTTCTATGGCGAAGAGTGCAGCAGTTCCCGCTGCTGCTAAAAGAACCCAATAGACTTTATCTATCTTACCGCCCAATTTTTCTACATCCTCGTGTACGTGTTTTAAATTTTTCTTAACACCTGAAATGTGTCCGTATAAAGATAAAATGTGTTCTCTGGTTGTTTTGGGTTCTATTGCCATAATTAATCGAATAGTCTATCTATTGCTGCTTCTTTTTGATCTTGAGGTAATGATGTAAATGGAACACTACCATATTGAGCATTAGCATTTACTACAGAAGGAGTGGCTCCTGATACTAATGGTGGTAGTTGTCCCACAGGTGTGTTCCCTAAATCAGGTTTAGGTAAATTTTTAAAAGGATTTTTTATGTCTGGAATATTTTCATTAGTTAATGAATACTCACTTAATGATGCTCTTAACTCTTCTATAGAATCAATTACATATTCTATTGGATTAGCTATTCCTAATTGGTCCGCTATCTCTTGAAAACCAATAAAACTTCCAGTACTAATTTTCATAGGTCTAAATAAACCTTCTGATAAATATCCAAAATTTGGTCCACCTATTCTTTCCGCAACTTCAGTATATAATTGATCTTCATTCAAACCTAAAGTTTGAGCAGCTTTAATATCATCTGACATAGTTTTTTGTACTTTATATAAAGCTTTGTTAGCATTAATGTAAGCATCAAATATTTCTTCTGGTGTTACTGGACCCCCTTTTAACATTGCTGCAGTAAACAAGGCTTTTGAATTTCTAGTTCCTCTTGAATAATCTGCAACCTTATATTTAATAGAGTTTGCAGGATCTATTTCAACAGCTCTTGCTCCAATAATACCTGCTAGTTCGTTTCCAAATTCATATTCTTTACCACCTTTACTAAATCTTCCTAAATTATCTTCTGGTTTTAAAGACATATTAAGTCTTTTTAATTGTTGCCAGTTAAGTGGAGCTTGAGCTTTTATTAGGTGAGCTAAACTATTATAAATTTGATTACCTGCAGAATCATTTTCATTATAAACTCTAAAACCATCTCTTGTTTCTCCGCCTCTCATATAAATATCAGCTAATGCTTCTGTCCAAATAGATTCTGTAATAAATGGATCTGCTAATTCTTTTGTAGATTCAAATAAACCTAAAATAAAATCATCCATAATACCATCTTTATCTTGTTCGCCTGATTGGACTCTATTAATAACCGTCTGAATAGGTCTTGTTAAAGTATCATATGCATTCATATGAGAAAAATCTATGTATTTAAATTTACCATCATCCCCTTTTAAAGGTATTAATGTAGAATTTTTAGACCATTTAGGTACATATCTTCTTATAGCTTCTAACTCATCTCTACTAATATCATAAAGCGCTTGACCTGCAGACACAGCAGCATAAGGAACAGCACTAGTAGTAACTCCCATTCCAAGTAATCTTGTAAGACCGATTGTTCTTAAAGGATTAACAGTATCTTTTCCTACTTTTACAGAATAAAATATTTCATCTAAACCTCTTTTAACAATATTAGTTCCTGTTCTCATAATTTCTGCAGGAAATGATACAAAGTTTCCAACAGGATACTGTCTTAATCCTTTTACAAAATCAGAAACATAAGCATAGTTTGGAATATTATTTCTAACAATTGCAGCAGCTTCTTGAGCAACAGTTTCTCTATTAAATTTAACAGTATTACCTGCCATATTTACAAAGTTGTTTCCTTGAGCAATCCCTGCTTTTTCATATGCAGCAAATAATCTATCTTGTTCTTTATAATAAGAAAATATTTTCCAAAAATCATCTTCAGCTGTATAGGCATCTTGAGCAAATCTTTTTATTCTTGATAAACCTTTTGCTAATTTATTAAATGCTTTTATAGATCCTAGAGTAGATCCAAAATCTATATCTTTTAACAAAGCTTTTAAATCAGCTAATTGAACTTGAGAATTTACTACACCTCTTTCTAGTAACTCTCTATAAATTTCATTACCTTCTTTAGTTCTTGGTCCTAACTGTAAAGCTCTTAACGCTTTTCTTGCGGCTCCTTCACCCGGACCTATAAAAGGTATAAGACCATTGGCTGTAGCAAAAGCTCCTGCACTTAAAAAGTTACGCATATGGGTAAAAGGTGAGAGAATAGTTTTAGCCATTTGAGATGTAGCTTTAGGATATAAAATTGCATTTGTATAAAGTCTGCCGGCAAACCCACTGTCAGGACCAATAATATTTTTATTTACATTATATAAAGCATCCGCATTTCCTTTTAATGTCCACTTACCAGTTAAAGGATTAATACTAGCAACATCAACAAGCACTTCATCTTTACCTTTTCTCGCTATATATTCACTTACGGATTCTCCAGGTCTTCTACCAAAACCTGCTTCATAATCATTTATTAAACTTCTAGTACTTGGTTTTCTTAATGTTTGATTGGCTGTTTCTTCCCATACTGATCTACCTGTTTTAGGATCAAGTTCTCCTTTTAATAACATTCTTTCTTTACTTCTATCTGTTAAAGGATTTATTTGTTCTAAACCCTCTTCCCCTCTTTGAGAAACAGTTCCTACTCTTCGATAATCTCCAGTTTTAGCTCCAGTTGCTTTTATTAATTCTTCTTCCGTATCAAAAAAAGTTTGAATAGGAGCTTTAGCTGAAGCTTCTTCAGCAGACATACCTTGTTTCATTAATTCGTTTATTTTAGCTGCTCTTGCAACTTTGATATCATTAGAATTTCTAGCTAAATTTCTATAAAATTCATCTCTTCTAATAACTGTAGATAACATATTAGTGCCGTTTAATATTGTAGACATAGCACTTTCATCTTTACCTAAAAGTCTTTTGGCTAACGCTTGTGTATCAGGGGTTAATTGTTTTAGTTGTTTGTTAGGATATTTAGCAGCTTTAGATGCAAAAGATTTATCTACAAAATAATTAGGTATTTTAAATAATACATTTCCTTTGTTTGATAAAGGAATTTTTCTATCTATAAAAGCTGATTGATAAATATCAGCTACTATTTTTTTTGCTTCTTGATTAGAAATTTTAACAGGAGTAGGTAAATTTTCTGCTATTTTTATTATATTTTTTTCTTCTAGTTTTATTAATTCTTTTGCAGGAGCAAGATTGTCTGCTAGTTTTATAGGATTATTTTTAAATACTTTATAACCACTATCTAATCTTTCTTCTAATGTTTGTGGTAATAATTTTTTCCATCTATCAAACACAGAAGGACCTGATTTTACTTTTCCTTTAACAAATCGTTTAGGTTTTGTAATATCTAAAGATCTTCCTTCTATAGAAAGTAAATCTCCCCACCCTTCTCTCATTTCTTCTAATGTATCTATAAAAGCTTTTTGTTCTGCTTTAGGAATTGTTTTACCAAATTTTTTAGCTTCTTGATTAATTAAATTAATTGATTTAGAAGCTTCATTTGGATTAATTTTAGGAAGAACAACTCTTAAAATTTCTTCTGGTTTAGCTTCTTTAGTAGCTTTTTTAATAGCATCTCCTTCAGACAAACCTTCTTTAATATATAAATTTTTTAATCTATTAAAATCTGTTGGGTCTGGAGCAATTGCTCCTGTTCTTGGATTAATTGCATTTGTTTTTCCAAACACAATACTTTTTTCATCTAAACCAGATACTAAAGTTTTACCTAATTGTTTAGCTATTGCAGTTTGAGAAGCAGAGGCTTTACCAGAAAATATATTAGCTCTATCTAAAAATGGAATAACAGAATCTATTTGGTCGTCTAATTTAAATGCAATATTTTGAGCTCTATTTAAATCACCATCTAACATTCCTTTAAATGCCATTTCATCTGTAAAGTATTGAGGGTTCTTACCACTACGTGGTCTTAATCTTTGTGATACATAGTCTAAAGCTCTACCTATTTTATCTTGCGCAACTCTACCTGCTTTACTAGAGTCTGCTAATTTTTTAACACCTGAACCTGCTAAACTTAATATACCTGTAAATGCAGCACCTTCTATTCCAAGTTTTAATCTATTATATAATTCTCTACTAGGATCATAATCATCTCCTCTTTCTAATTTCGTTGGACCTACATCAAATAAATCTCCAAAGGTACCTACTTTATCAGGGTCGGAAACAAATATAGATTCCGCTACACCGCTGGCCAAACCTGTTGCACCTAATTGTAGCGCCTGACCTTTTCTATTAAGCTGCGCTAGTCTACCGGCATCTTTTATTTTTTGTCCTTTTTTTAAACCTTCTAAAATAGGTAAACCATCTGAATCTAATAACTTAAAATAGTTACCTGATTTCTTTGCAGCAAGTGCGCCTTTAGTTGCAGTGCTTGCAATCTTACCTGCAACACCTACCGGTATAGCTAGATTAGTTAAAATTTCACTTATCTTACCTGCAGTAGTTGCTTCTGCATATTCATCAAAAGGATTTATATCTGCAAAAAATGTTTCTACTTTTTCTGCTGTGTTTGTGTCTGCACCTAAATCTATTAAGTTAGCTCCAATAGAAACAAAACCTTCTGGTATTTTGAATAAACCAGAACCTATACCAGCAAAGAAAGAGCCTAGACTACTTACTCCTACGTCTCTACCAAATAGTTTTGCAGTATCTTTATCTGTTTGTTTGGTTGTTTCAGAAGTTAGTTCGGGAAACAAAGCGTCTACTTGGGAAGTGAATTCAACCATTTATCCTCCTATGCAATATTATAAATTCTCTGTGGGGTACCGTCTAAATCTATTTCTATAATACTCTTAAGTATTTTTTCTGTTCCAGTAGTAGAGTCTTTTACTGTTGTTTTTACAACAAAAGTATCTCCTGGTTTAGCATCCTTAATATTTTTAAATTCTTCTAATGTAACTACTTTTTTAAAGTTAAAATTTTTACCTGTCGTAGGAGATGTTGCGCTTTGAATACCTACAGATAATTCTTTATTGTTTAACATACCACTTTTGTTTGCAGCTAATAAAGCTTTGGGTAGACTTATATCTTCTCCTGCTTCTATTTGATAATCTATTTTAGATTTCATTAATTCAATATTAGCTTTGTCTCTTTTAGTTTGAGCTTTATCTTTAAGCATAAATGTAGCTGCAGCTGTTTCTATTTTTTCTGCTCTGCCTGGACCTGATTGATTTTCTAATTCAAAGAATTTTTTTGCACCTTCAGTTAAACTTTCTGCACCTATAAAGGCTGCTGCTCCTCTACCAAAAGTATCTCCTAAATCTCTTCTAAATGCTTTTTTATAACCAAGAGTATCTCTAATTTCTTCTAATGTTAATTCTTCGTTAGCTGTATTTTGTTTATTTAAAATACTATCATTGCTTAATAAATTATCTGTAATTGTTTTTTTAGGTACACTTCCTTTTTCTGGTCCTGGGGTAGGTAAAAATCCATCTTGAGGAGTTGTTTTAGAAGGTACAATAATTTCTTCTCCAGTAGTTGTAGATCTTTCAACACCATCATCGTCTACATAAGTGCTTTGTCTTTCTAAAATTTCTCTAATTACTTCATTTTTTGGTGTATATGATTCTATTTTATCTTCAATAGTTACATCTTCAACTTTAGTTGGATCTTGATTACCAAATTGATTATTAGATATCATTTGTTCAAAAGAACTTTTCTGTGGTAAAGTATTTGCACTAAATGGAGATGTATTTCCAATTTGTGTTTTAGATCCTAATACATATTTATTTAATGCATTCTTTAAAAAATCCATACCACTTTTTTCACCAGCATAACCACCTGGTTCATTTACTAAACCTCTTTTAGGTTTATCTAATCCACTAGTGATTCCCGATCCGCGACTATCGACCGGGCCACCTCTAAACATAGGTCGTCTTAAAATTCTACTCATTATCCAAATAATCCTAATTTAGAACCGATACTCGCAACACCTGAACCAACTCCAAGAGCCGTTGCTAATGGACTAGCTGGAGCGGCTGGCGGTGCGTAACCTACTGTTTGTGTAGGGAATGCGCCTGGTTGAATTTGTGCAAGTTGTTGACCAATCAATCCTAGTTGTGTGAATGGTTGGAACTGTTGTTCTCTTTCAGCTGCTGCTGCTGCATCCAATATAGCTTGTTGTTGTGCTTGACCTGCTTGACCAAGTGACTGTTGGTATTGTCCAAGTCCTTGTTGGGCTGCTAATTGATTAGCTGCTGCTGCCTGTGCTTGTTGAAATCCTTGTGCTAATAATTGTGCTTGTAGGTTTGATCTACTTGTTGCTGCACCTCTTGCAGACTCTGCTGCAAGTACACCTTCTCGTCCACCACCATAAGCTCCAGCTTGAATAGCTTGATCACGTCTAGCAGTATCTGCAATGGTTTGTTGTCTGTCAAACTCTGATAAAGTTTCATCTATAACTTCTCTTTGATAAGGAGACATAAATGCTTGATAAGAATCTGCTCCTACTAATCCTGCTGTTCCTGCTGCTTTTGCAGATTGAAAAGCTGCTTGTCTATCTTGAAATTGTTGAGCTGTTTCACCAGCTTGCATAGGCATTAAAGAACCTAAACCACCTGCTTGTGTTCTTGCAAATTGTTGTAATTGTGATTCGTCAGCAATAGTTGGTTTGTATTTAGACGGATCTATTCCTGTAAAACCTCCAGCAGGTATTGCACCCGCTCCTAGTTTATCAATTGATTTTAAAAAGGCGGTAAGCGAACCTTCTATTACCGGTGCTGGTTTTGTTATAGTTGTTGTTTCAGCCATTATGCTCTTGCCTCTAATCTGTTCATTGTTTCATACATTCGTTTTGCTCCTTCATTAACGCTTCCACCACCTGCTGCTCTTACAGCATCGGCAGTCATTACAAATTCATTCTTTGATAATCTTGCTGGTACATCATCAGCTTTTTCTTTTTTACCTATGGGTATAAATCCTCCGCCTCTCATATCCATTTCTTTACCACCTAAATTCATTAATCCGCCGTCTTTCATACCTTGTGCTTCAGGTCCACTTTGTAGTGCGCTGATACCTATACCACGGTTTAGATTTAACATATTTAGTGGTTGATAACCTAACGCAGGTTGAAGCATAGGTTGAAAACCTGCAATCTGTGCTTTTTGTTCAGGTCCTAATCTACTTCTTATTCTTCCTAAAGTTTCTTCAGCTCTGCCTACACCTTGTTCTAATTGATTGAGTCTAGGAAAAACAGCTTGAGCTTGTTGTAAAGGTTGCAAACCTGCAAGTAAGGGTCGTTGTGTTAGTGCTGTTATTTGTGATGCTTGTGGAAGTATTGGTGCTAACGCTCCACCTTCTTGAAGACCGATTCTACCGCCGTCTTTATATCCTCTTTCTTTTACCTTTTTCATTTCTTCAATATATTCATCACTTAATTTATCATACATTTTTTCAGGTAGTTCTGGATTTTTTTGACCACCAAAAAACATATCTTCTCCTAGTTTTCTTAAATATTGAATTGGTAAATATACACTTCCATCTTTATCTGTAATTATATCACTTAAAGATAATATTCCTTCATTAATATCTTCTCCAACTTTTGATACTAGCTCTGGATCTCCTAATCCAAATATATCAGATTTAACTTTATCTTTATCTACTTCTTTTACAGTTTCTTTAATATCTTGAAATTGTATATCTTCTACATCAGGATCTGTAATATTAAATTCTCTCATATTATCAATTTCTGTTACAACTGCTGGATTGCCCATAGGACCTGGATCACCACCATTAGCTAATCCTACTCTACCACCGGCTCTATATCCTGCTGCTTCTATTGCATCTAAAATTTCTTGTTCTGTAAAGCCATAAGCTTCCATAGATTGTCTGATAGCAAATGCTCTGTTTGAATTTTCTTCATCCATTCCCGCTTCATAGTCAGCTTGTTCTCTTTCATAATCTTTTAGTGCTCTTCTGTTTTCAGCTACTGCTAGATCTGTCATACCTTGACCTACTGGTACTAATGCTGCTTTTAATCCTTCTTTACTAAATAGATTGTTTTGTAAAGTATCACTAACACCTGATAAATAATTTGAACTTGTTTCTAATGCACCTAAACCACTTTTAGTTAATCCTGGTTCCATACCAAGTGCTTTGTTTTTAAAGAAATCTCCTGCACTTTGAGTTCCAGTGCTAGCTAAACTATCTCCACCCATATATTGAGAATAACTTTTTCCTGTGTCACCAATTGTTCTTCCGCCCGCACTTCCTGGAGTAGACAACGCACCGGTAGCTGCTGCCATTAATGTAGATAAACCAGAAAAGTCTCCGTCACTTCCTTCTTGAGCTAATTGAGATCCAAGGTTTAAACCACCAGATATCAATCCTCTGGATAACATACTATTACCAAATGCACCCATAATTCCTGGAGCCATAAACGGTGCGGCTGCAGCTAAAAACGGTAATGTTGGTTTGATTTCATTCGGTACTATCTTATCTAGTACTCTTGAAATAGGTCTAGTTATCTTTTTTAAAAATCCCATAGTTTCTCTTTATAATATGTATTAACGGCAAGTTTGCCAAACTTGTAAATAGGCGAGTGTATCACAATTTACAGGCTTTTTAACCATTCGTCAATCGCTGATATTAAAACCAGCGCCTATCTTTATCTCTTCTACAGTCACATTTACATCTCTTCTGATGTGTTCTGCTTTAGTTTCTGTACTGGCATTCTGTACGTCTGCTAATGCTTCTGCATCTGACATATATTCTTGACCTGTTTCTGTGTTAGTTAATGTTACTTCTGTTTTAGGTGTAATTACTGGTACTCTTTGACCATTAATTGTTTCATACCTAACTGAAGCTTCTGTTTCTACAAACGGCATTATCTGTCCTCCCTGTTGATTTCTAATATTGATGCTACAACGTGCAATCTATTTGCATCTGCAGCGGTTACTTGTAATACTTCACTTTCTTGCATAATTAAAGGCTCACTTAATAATTGTTCTGTAGCATTACCTGCTATAGCTTTATTTTGAAATATAGTAAATTTGTTAGCTGATGCTGGATCTCCATCAAATAAGTCAACTGTAATATCACTACCATTATTTGTATCATCACAAACTAATATAGATTTTACAATAGCTCTAGAGTTAGATGCTACAGTATATAAAGTTGTAACTGTGTTAGTTGTTAAATCTAATTTTTGGTTTTTATATATATTTGCCATTTATCCTAATCCGAACCACGTATATCTTTCCGAGTCCTCTTTAAGTTGTGTTAAGTATGTAGAGTTTAATTGTTCAATGATTGTAGTTAACGCTCTGTTAATTTGTCTTTGATTATCTTCACTATATTCTTTTTTAGGTTCAGGTAATCTTACTACAACTTTAGTCATTAGCCTCTCCTTCCATCTGGTTGTATGTCAACTTGAAACGTACCAAATCTCCAAGACTCACCTACACCAGTATTTTCTATCTTTATATTTGCATATCTTCCTCTTGCTCTTGTGTCAACCTTTAAGGTACTAGAATTTATTATAAAAGGACTTAATGCAGTTTCTATATCATCTTGTGATGGAAAATCTTTTATAGATAATGTTACTTGGTTATTACCAGTTAATACTTTGAAGTTAGGTAAAAATCTTCTCATCGCTAAAAATACTTCTGCTTGATCTGGTTGCAAAGAAAAACTAAATGATTGAATAAAAGAAGTAAGTGTGGTTACACTACCATCTGGATTTACTTGATCGGTTCCCGTTTCGTGTTCAAACAATACGCTTTGACCTAATCCTGTTTCACCTTGTACAACAGGAAAAGTTCCTGTGTTAGAACTATTAAAAGCAGTAGCATAAGGTCTTGGATATACTAATGAATCAATCCAAGTTGTTCTAATAGAATTAGTATTAACGCCGGTATACCAATTACCCATAGGTAATCTTGCATTGTTTTGACCGTAGTTAAATACTACATATCTATTATTAAATTCTGATCCACTGGTTGGATACCACCAAGTAACTTCTGTAAATAGGTTATTAATACCTGCGTTTACTTGTTGACCTTTTGTAGTATCAACATCATCGTAAACATAATCTTCAACACTACAAGGTAACGTATTAACAGTACCATCAAAAGAGAAGAAACCATTATTACCCATCCAGTAAGCAACACCATCGATTTCAATTGCTGCATTCTTACCTATCAACCCACAGTTTGTACCAACTTGTTCAAAGCCAAATGTAAAAGGAGCTCCAACAAACTTCATTGTGTATAGTGCATTATCTGTCCATACTAGAATGTTTTCTTTTGCAACCAATGCTCCAACAATTTTTGTACCATCTTGTATTCTTTGTGTACCTGCTGTGTTAGTTGCTTCTGGAACATATGCATTTATATTTTCATCTTCAGAAAATCTTATAAACATATCATCTTGTGTAGTAGGATTACCAATAGTTGTTTCAGTTCCAAAATGAATTAAGTGACGTGTGGTTGGTGAAATTAAAGTTGTTCTTGTAGCTGTTGGATTGTTTGTAGTTTGAAATCCTGATGTAGTTGTAGAAGCTCTTGTAGATAGTCTTGCTGCAATAGAAGAATCCCAAGTAAATGTTTTACCATTTCCAATAGTTGCAACTAATACATCACCAAAATTACTTAAGGACCAAAGTCCTGGTTCAAGAGTAATAGTACCTGCATCAACTGCATCTCCCCATCCTGTAAATTCTGTAGCGTTTGTAACTGTAGCACTAGTACTATGTATTGCTGAAGACGTTCCTTTTTGTGCTCTAGAAATACCTGTTAGTTCTGCACCAGCAACACCTGTATAAGTTATTAATTCACTACCTACTGCAATCGTTCCTCCTGTTGCAGGAAAACCTGTAGTAGATGCTAATCTAATTTGTGTAGCTGAACCATTGTTACCATTTGTATCCGCGGCCAACGCACCGTCTAAAGTTGATTGAGCAGCACCTGTAATTGTACCACCATAATTACCAACACCATAACCATAACCATAGGATTGTGCTGCAGGACCTACTACTTCAAAAGGATTAATTGTAACAGATCCACCAGCAGATGCTGAACCA